TTTCTCAAGCTCTCGGCTCAGGGGTACCTTGGCGCCCAGAATTTATTGAACACTGAAGCCGCCCGAAAAATAATGAAGGTGGCACCACCGCTGTTGGCTTTGGGTCTTATCGCCTTCAAGCTAACGAGTGCCGGCGGCATGGATCCTGATGACGGTGGCATGCTGTCAACAATTTTAAAAGCTACCGGCAAGACTGACTTTGAGTCAGTCCTCGGTGTCATAGGCGCCGGAACCGAAGGAGCCGTAACGGAGAAGAAATGGAACTACTAACATTTATATTGTGCGCATATGGTTTAACACAAATCATTGTGTATGGTAAACTATTCAACAGAATAAGGCCGCAGAAAGGAAAAGCTGGAGAACTTTTTAAATGTCCAATGTGCATGGGGTTTCATGTAGGATGGTTTTTAATGCTACTTTCTCCATTTACAGAACTATTTAGTTTTGACGTTTCTATTGTTAACCTCCTTTTATTGGGAGGTGTTTCATCTGGAACATCTTATATATTAAACATGGTATTCGGAGACGAGGGGATAAAACATGAACACAAACATTTGGACAGCAAAGTGGATGCTACAACCAGTCAGACACTGTTGTAAGGGAAGTTAACTATGGGTAAGAAGCTATTAAGAGAGTATTACGCACTGTGCGAAGGCGGCGTTTGCCAGGACCTTTTGACCGAGGAAGAGAAGCGTTACGTCGCAGATGGCGGTATGATTTTATCTGGCATCATGCAAATGACTGAAACCCAGAATGGTAATGGTCGAGTGTATCCACACAAAACAATGGTCAGAGAAGTTAAGAACTACCAAAAACTTGTACAAGAAAACCGCGCCCTTGGAGAACTCGATCATCCAGATGATTCAGTTATTAACCTTAAGAACGCCTCCCACATGATCACTGAGATCTGGATGGATGGCCAAAAGGTTATGGGAAAAATGAAAATCCTTGAGACCCCATCGGGCAAGATTCTCAAAGAACTGGTTAACGGAGGGGTTACGGTAGGAGTCTCCTCCAGGGGTATGGGCTCAGTAAGCGAGCAGTCTGGACAAACCATGGTTGAAGATGATTTCCAGTTAATATGTTTTGACATGGTCTCGGAGCCTTCGACGCCCGGCGCGTTTATGATGAGAGAGGCAAAAGACTTAGATGTGTCGCAGGTTTTTACAAAGGCCGATCGCATCAATCGTTTATTGAATGAGGTCTTAGATGAACAAGAGTGACCTAAAGAAGGTAATCAAACCGTTGGTTAAAGAGTGTATTCATGAGGTTCTTCTAGAAGAGGGCCTTTTGTCTAATATTGTATCCGAGGTTGTCAAGGGAGTAGGTCCACAGACAATTGTAGAAGCTGAAACTCCCCCCGCTAGACGTCAAAAGAAAACTAAAAAGAGCAATATTGCGATACAGGAACACCGACGCAAGATGATGGATGCGGTTAACCGCGATGCATACAACGGCGTCGATCTATTCGAAGGAACAGAGCCGCTTAGCTCGGCCGCGGCCGGCGAATCAAAGGCTGGCAGTGTTGATCTTGGGGACCCCAGGGATCCCGGAGTAGACATCAGTTCAATTCTTGGCGCATCGTCACAGATTTGGCAGGCAATAAAATAGGAACAACATGAAGAAGAAAGCAAATGTAATTATCAAGCCGAATCACTCAAGAGAATCGGCTGAAAGAATGATCAGAAGGTTTATAAAGAAAACCAAAAAAGAAAGAATCGTAGAAGAAGTTAGAGAGCGCTCTCACTATAAAAAACCTTCAATAAAGAAAAGAGAGAAGAGAGAGAGAGCACAACGCGCTAAATATCGTGAAGAACAAAAACGTATTAGAGCACAACAAAGGCGCGATAGAAAAAATAAGTGACTATTTATATTGTAAATCAAATTTTTAAGGAGTTTTTGTAATGGGAAGTTGGGAGACAGGACAAGGATTAAATTCAGTCGGCGCCTATCAAGTAAGTGGCCGGCCGTTTGCCAGCGGCAGTATTGTCGCACTACATGGCCACCGACCTGGCGGATATGAGGTGGTTTTCCCCTACGTGACACGCTGGTTCAAGGTTATTAACAATGATATAGGGAACAAGTGCAAAGTTGCCTTTACTCTTTCTGGAATGACCGGTTCGAATAACTACTTTACAGTGCAGTCAGTTAGTGGTTCGGTTACTGAAGCGTTCGGTAGTACGTCTAATGACGCTACTAGCGGTATTTTGGAGCTAAAGGTGTCATCTATTTGGATATCTGGTTCCACAAATGTTGATGTCGTTGCTGGATTAACCTCCATCGCAACAATCCGCACAGCCACCGCAACAGGTCCTAACTGGTCAGGTTCAGCAGGAGTAGGTTAGGCCCATGGCGAATTTTGGCTGGGCATATATTGATTGTGGTGACGTTGGTGCAGACGGCGCAGCCGCAGGTCCGACTGGATCACTTCAATTTATTAGCGGCGGTGGTGGACACACCACTGGCTCCAGCCAATTGGTATACTATACCGCATCTTATGGTGAGCATGTAGGCTCTTCAACGCTAGTTTTATCTGGCAACATGGTTATAACTGGCACTCTTAGCGCCAGTGTTTTTAATTATGAAGACATCTCCATCATTGACGCAACGGGTTCCACGTTCTTTGGTAACACCATCGACGATATCCACTCTAGGACCGGTAGCTTAGAGATCTGGTCCGGCACAACGCCGGTCCTTTCAGCAAGCTCCTACAGTAAACAAACTTTTGTTAAGGGTTTTGGTGGAGGTTACCTTCAGATTAGCGGAAGCCATCAAACTGCGTCAACCTCTGATTACATTCTAGGGGTTGCCACTCCATTCACGGGTGGTACCGACCCTGTAAGAATAACTGTACCAAGCCCGGCGACTTTCGCTGCTGGCGCCATACTCGTAATTAAAGACGAACTCGCTGCTCGCGGCGGCTCATCCATTATAATAACTCGCTCTGTAGATGATACATATACATTTGATAGTGCTGCGTTCTATACACTAACTGGCTCATCGCCAGCAATTAGTTTGTATTCAAACGGAACTAACTGGTTCGTCTTCTAATTAAACTTAGAGGAGTTTTATAATGGCATTCAATCAGATGTCTGGCACCGTGTTCTTGCCTCAAGAGCTTCGACCTAGGCTGGATGTGATCCAATCGACCATCCTTTCTGGCAATTTAAGCACTTCTGATGCTGCTGAAGTCATTAATATTCCTCGTGTTTCAAACGCTACGAATAATTCGCTTGTAACAAACGTAGGTGGTGACGCAAACACGCTAACTTGCGAGAGTAACTTAACGTTTGATGGTACGTCCCTGGACGTTACAGGCGATTTAACGGTCTCAGCGGGCACCACACTGTACGGGCCGATAAATCTCTCTAGTAGTACTGGTCTCACCATCACAGGCTCCATCATCCCCTCTGGAAGCGCCGTATTCTCATTAGGCTCAGAGACCCAAAGATGGGCTGAGGTTTTTGTTGGGACTGGTTCGGTTCACCTGGGTCCCAACTGTTCGATTAGCTCTGCAGATCATAAAATAATGATGAACAAGACACTGGTTGTCACCGGCGCCTTGTCTGCATCAACATTTGTATCGGCGTCAACTTTTTATGGAGACGGAAGCAACTTAACAAATGTGAAAGCAGATCATGTTGTCGCCGAGGGCCCGGTAAACTCAATTCAATTTCATGATCCAACCGACTCCGACTTAACTGGATCCTCAAACTTAACATTTCAGAACGATGTTTTGTCGGTTGGCGGCGGGCTAACTCTCAATAGAAGATACACGGATTCTTCCATCACCGTTTCGGTAACTGATTACTATGTTGGAGTCGGAACAGTCAGCAATCCAGTAGTCCTAACATTGCCCGACGCAGCCCTCATGGGCAACGGTCAGACCTACGTTGTAAAAGACGAAGGTGGAGCCGCTCACTCAAACAATATAACAATTACCGCACATGGTTCACAAACAATCGACAATCAAAATTCGATTGTTTTGGAGTCACCCTATGCATCGATTCAGCTTTATTGTAACGGCTCTGATAAATACTTTATTGGATAAAAATTCTTCGGCCCTAGGGCACTACTTATTACCGAGGGTTTCGCTGTACGCATATACATTTGTGTATACCTACGGCTGATCCTCGTAACAACATTTATTGGAGGATTTTATAAATGGCTTACAAATTTCAATTCGGCTCCGCGATCATGTCCGGCGCCCTTACACAGGAAGGGGATCTTAATATTCTCGATGATGAAGGTGCCGGCGGCGCCCTCAAAATCGGTGGTACTCAAGTTATCTCCGCTCTTCGAGCAGTTTCTGGTTCTACCTTAGACGGTCAGATCATCAACCCTGGAACAGCTATGGTTAATGTCGACACAGCGGATATCGCTGAGGGCACCAACCTTTACTACACTGACGCTCGCGCTCGCGCATCCGTCTCTGTAACAGACGCTGGTGGCGATGGCTCACTAGCATACAACAACAGCACCGGTGTTATCACTTACACCGGCCCATCGGCTGCAGAAGCCCGTGCCCACGTGTCCGTAACAGACGCCGGCGGTGACGGCTCCTTAGCCTACAACAACAGCACTGGTGTATTCACTTACACTGGACCAAGTGCTGCAGAAGCTCGCTTACATTTAAGCGCGTCTTCAACAACCTCAATCAGTGCTTCGTACAGTAAAGCAACTGGTATCATAACTGCTAAAGTTCAAAGCTTAACCGAATTCGATACTGGCGATCTTTCCGAAGGTTCTAACCTTTACTACACCGACGCACGTGCACGCGGCGCTCTCTCCATGGAAGCTGATCGTTTTATCGCTTACAATGGTAGCACAGGTGCATTCACAATGGATGAGACACTTTTCTCGGGTTCTGCTCGCGGTCTTATCAGTGTAGCCGATGCAGGCGGTGACGGCTCTATGGCTTACAACGCTAGCACTGGTGTTCTCACCTACACGGGTCCAAGCTCTGCTGAAGCCCGCGCACACGTGTCTGTAACAGACGCTGGTGGTGACGGTTCTTTAGCCTACAACAACGGCACTGGTGTATTCACTTACACTGGTCCTAGCGCTACTGAGGTTCGTGCACACTTTAGTGCATCGATGGGTCAAACCATTAGTTCTTCTTACGCTGCTGGCGTATTTGCTTCAAACTTGATGGCAACTGCTGCTGGTGATGGCCTTGGATTCTCTTCGGGTATCCTTTCCGTCAACGTTGATGACTCTTCTATCGAAACCAATGGTGATGCAATTCGTGTCAAAGCAGCCGGTCTTACCGACGCTATGATGAACGATGATGTTGCTACTGGTCTTGCTGGTAGTGGTCTTGTTGCTTCTAGCGGCGTAATGGCTGTTGGTGTCGACGATTCTGGTATCGAGATCAACTCTGATGCTCTTCGTCTTAAAGACAACGGTGTTACTCTTGCCAAGATGGCATCTCTGAATCGTGGTGCTATTATCTTCGGCGATTCTTCTGCTGACCCTGCAGCGCTTGCCGTTGGTTCTGCACACCAATTCTTGCAATCTGATGGTACAGACCTTGCATATGTTTCAATGAGCGGTGACGCTACATTGGCTGCAGGTGTTCTTTCAATCGGTGCTACTAAAGTTACCGATGCCATGTTGAACGATGATGCTGCTACTGGTCTTGCTGGTGTTGGTCTCTCGGCTGCTTCTGGTGTTATGGCCCTCGACTTCAACGAGCTTACTGCTGCAACAATTAACGTTGCTGCCGATAGCTTCCCCTTCGTGGATGCTGACGGTAACGTTTCTCGCAAAGAAAGCATTGCTGACCTTGTGTCTGGTATCGGTGGTGACGGACTTGCTGCTGTCTCTGGCGTTCTCGCCCTTGACGTCTTCGAGTTAAGTGCTGCTGCTGTTGATGTCGCTGCTGATAGCATTGCTATCGTCGACGCTAGCGATAGCAACTTCACGCGTAAAGAAAGCATTGCTGACCTTGTTACTGCTATGGCAGGCCCAGGTCTCTCGGCTTCTGGTGGCGTACTCACAGTTGAATCTGCTGCAACACCCGCAGCACGTGGAGATGCTAATGCAACTCTCACTGAAGGCTTCAACTTTGGTAGTGCTGCTCTAACTGCTGACCGCACATGGACTCTTCCAGCCGCTCCGAGTGCTGGTGATGTCGTTCGCGTTAAGGCTCCTCAGGATCTTGGTGGCAACCGCCTCATTATCTCTAAGGCCGGTTCTCACGTAATCGATGGTGCTGACACTATCGACCTTGAATCACCGGGCGCCGCGATCAACATGATCTATGTTGGTAGCAACGCATGGCTAATCTTCTAGGATTATATAATCTTAGAGGTTTTTCTATACCTTGGGTGCCCCCTTTATGGGGGCATCCTCTTTTTTATGCTTAATAACTAAAAATAATCTATTTATTGAAGATGAGGAAACAAAATGGCCTACAATGTTTTAAAGGGTATCGTAGAAGGATCGGTTGATCAGCACGCAGACCAAGAAATCTCAGGGATTAAAGTGTTTAAAAACACCATTAGTGCCAGCGTTTTTTATGATACTGACGCAGAGAGCCCTTGCGCTACAATAAAAGATTTAGCAATAAAAGAAATTGTAGGCGGCAGTAAAAATTCAGTTCTGTCTCTTGCTGAAGAGGGTAAGGTTAACGCAAACTATAATCTTACGTTTGATGGAGAAACTCTGAAGACTACAAACATAACAGCCGACGCGTTTGTTGGTTCTGGTGCTGGCCTCACGGAAATACCGACCAATAAATTTAAAGAGAAAATATCGGCAGATTCCATAGAACACAGCCATGGTATACATTCAGTCCGCGGTACCCTGCAAGTAAAAGCCCACGCTGGTCTTTCAATCGAAGACAACGCCGTTGGAGTCTCGCTAGCGAAAAACGGTGCATTGTGTGTAAAAGATAATCACCTTGTTGTTGACCCAACTAAGACAGAGACAATAACCGCCGCCGGCCAAAATTTAAGTGACAATGACTTGCTGCTTGTTTCTGATACTTCAAGATCCTCTGTGGCTCACACCACGTTAAATAATTTTTATGAAGGCTACATTAAGAATAAGGTTTCCCATGCCGCTGGTACTACAAACGAAGTACAGTTAAAAGGAAAATCTGGTTTCAACTCGTCTTCTAAGCTTTCGTATAACACGGATAAAGACATCTTAAACATTGATGGCAAAATAGCTGCCGCAACCCTTCATATAGAAGGAGACTTGCGTTGCGACGGCGCCGTAATAAACAGCATAAAAACAATTAGCACCCGAATGTATGAAGTACAAAGCGAAGATTACACTTTGTTGTGTGACACCGTAGATAGTCCTGTGACCGTCATGCTGCCACCAGCCTGCAACCACCCAGGCCGCATGCTTAATATTAAAAAAGCGTGCACGAACAAATATAAACTTAACTCCTACCCAGTTGTCCTGAAAGTACAAGAAGGGACGATTGACTTGACCGAACAGATAGTACTCAAGACTAACTATGCTTTGCGTGCAGTCCAGTCTGACGGAAATAGTTGGTGGATTATTGGCGCCAAGGGCACTTGACACAAGAATAATATACTTATTATAAAAAAGGAAATAATAAATGGCATATAACTCACAAAAAGGTTCGCAACATACCGGCGACATTCAATACGAAGGAGATCCGAACGACGTTCAGATCGATTTCGAGAATGATCAGATTATACTGAGGACCGGTGGCGCACCACGCGTATCGGTCGTCAATACAGAAATGTCGGCCTCTGGAATCTTTAGGAATGTTGGTTCTATTTCGGGATCGGGTGATGTTGCGGTTACCGGCGCAATTCACGCCACAGCTTTCCATGGCTCCGGCGCTGGCATTACTGGCTTGTTCACCTCGTTCAGTTTGGCCGGTGATGGTGGCTCGTCTCAAACTATTGAAAACGGTAACACGCTGACAATCGCCGGCGGTACTGGGCTTACATCTACGGCTGCTGTTACTGATACCGTTAGCATTGCTTTGGATAATACCTCGGTAAGTGCGGGTTCATACAACAGTGCGAATATTACTGTCGACGCTCAAGGGCGCCTGACCGCGGCATCCAATGGGGGAGTTCCCACAACTCTCTCGGGAACGACGGCACAACTAACCACCGGCGTCGAAACCTCGGGATATTTGAAAGTATCCGGATCCACCACTTTAGCGGGCGCCACCACACTCAAAGGAACAGGCTCGTTCTCCAACATTGTTGCCACTGGATCTATTTCGGGATCTAGCACGCTTGAAGTGGTTGGCGCCACGACTCTCGGGAACACTCTAACTGTCTCTGGTACTGTTTTTGTGGCCGATAAGATTGAGCATGCGGGGGACGCTGACACTTATATCAGCTTTACAACTGACGATATAAACATCACAGCCGGCGCCGTCAACTTTGTGGATTTCACCTCGGGCTCTCAAAACGACGTAACTTTTAATGAGGCCGGCGCAGATATTGACTTTAGAATTGAGTCGGCTAACGACACGCATATGCTTTTTGTTGATGGCGCAAATGATGCTGTTAGTATTGGTGTATCCACCGATGCACCATCGGCTGTGTTAGAAGTTGAAGGTGACGCCGCTCAAGGAAAAGCTACACTCACGGTTACTCACGCAGAAGATACCAACAATGCTGTTAATATCAACGCAGATTCCATAACAACAGCCAAAGCTTTGCGTATATCTGCTGACGCCTTAACAACTGGTAACGCTCTTTATATTGATGACGATTCATCAAGCACAGGAACAAGAAATACAGCAATGGTGATTCAGAATAATGCTGCTGCACTTAGCGCTACAGCGCTCGCAGTTCAGTCAGACGGCGGAAAAACGGGAGTTAATTTAGACAAAAATTACTCAGACACCACTGAAGCATCAATAGTCGGTATAAATATAGATTTTGATAAAACTGGCGCTTCCACATCAGACAACAACATGTTTGGTATCCAACTTGACATGGATAATACCACAGCCACCAATGGCAACAACTATATGTATGGCTTATATGTTACCCCAACGCTTACACACGCTGCTGATGCCGGCGGCAGCTTTGTATACGGCGCCCACATTAGTGCGCAAGGCGGAACAAACGGCAGCAGCTTGGTCCAAGGTGCAAGGATCGAAGCAGCCGGCGGCGACTTCAACTACGGAATCCAGCTTGACGTTGAGGATGGACCCAATAACGTTGATCTTAGAATTGAAAGTTCAGCCGATAATGGCGATTACTTCCAGATTCAAACCACCACCGCCGGCGCAACTACAATCACAACACAAGATGATAACGCTACTGCGGCCCATCTTACATTTAATGTTGATGGAGACATTACTTTAGACCCTGCAGGAGGGGATGTTTTCGTTGATGGGAATGTATCAGGGTCTGGTACTCTCCAAGCTGTTGGTGCCGCTACCCTTGGAAGCACACTGGCGGTTACTGGTAATGTCAATATCGGCGGACCAAATCAAGCGAACTCCCCTCTTTATGTTAAAGCATCCTCCGATAATTCGGTGGTATCGATCTTCAAGTCTCCGTCACATGACACCATTTTGGGTATAACGGGATCGGGACAAGTAGTAGTAGGTGGAATGCACCTTGATGCAAAATTGAATGTTAGTGGTTCAGATACAAGTAAGCTAATCTCGGCCGCCGGGACTTCTCGCGGCGTAGCATTTTATGTAAGCGCAAGTGGAGAAACCTTTGTCTCTGGCAATATTATTATGCAACAAGCTGAGCCAAGGTTATTTTTCAGCAACAGTGTCGGCACAGGCCTAGGCTACTTAGGATACAACTCATCTAATAATATTATTGTGCAAAACAACACAAGTAATAAACATGTTGTATTCAAAACCAATGACAACGGAACAATCAAAGAAGGCTTCCGAATCGATGGTGCGGTACCAGAAGTGGTAGTAAACCAGGGCGCTGACTCACTAGTTGATTTCCGTGTCGAGTCTGATAACAATACACACATGCTATTTGTAGACGGTAGCGAGAATAAAGTTGGAATTAATACGAATGCACCACCAGAAGCCTTTAGCGTTGTAGGGAATATCTCTGGTTCAGGTACACTACAAAACGTAGGGGCCACGCTCTTAGGAAATAATTTGAACGTTTCAGGCTCTACGGTCATGGAATCATTAACCGCAAATAATATTACAAATGTTGGACTATATTCTGGATCTTCAACCTTCCACAATGTAGGCCACTCAAGCTTCGGCGGCAATATTAATGCTAGTGGTTCAGTTTCCTCTGCTGGTGTTCTTTCGACCGGCCTAATCTCCGGTTCGAATGGCCTCCACATCGATGCTCCGGCTACGATGGGCGCAACACTAAGCGTGTCTGGCGCCGTAAGTGTTGGAATCCCTACCGCTAAAACTGCTCTTGATATACACCATAACCCCACGGCTTTGGCTAACGATACTGGTGGAGGAGAGGTGGTCAAATTTGGAACAGGAACCCTGACAACGGGCAAGCTGTACTATCTACACAGCGGATCTTCATGGGAACAAGCGGCCGGCGTTGGTGAGGCTTCAGGCGGCTTAGGGATGCTGGGAATCGCCCTAGGTTCTAATCCAGCCGCGGACGGAATGCTTATACGTGGATTCTTTGACGCACACTCATATCTTAGTGGAACCTTTGTTGCTGGTACAACTCTGTATGTATCGGCCCCGGGCTACATTACAACCATGCGTCCATCGGGCTCTGCTGAAATAGTTCGCGTCTTGGGCAACTGTACTACGACCGGAAATGTAATCTACTTTAATCCTAGTCCGGACTATTTGGTGGTGACATAGTGTCGTGGAGCAAGCTAAATGGCGTTGCTGCAGCAGGAGTTACTAGCGTTAACGGGATAGCTAAAGGCAGTATTAGTAACATTAATGGTTCTGCGACACCTGCTAGCGGCGGTGGCGACAACCTTTGGATTGCCGCGGCCAAAGATGGCGGCTATGGTCACGTTGAAGTAACCGCCGGCGATGCCATTACAGGCTGGGTCGGGTACAGAGATCCAGATACTTCAACCGATTACCACTATATCGCATATGGCAAGGACGGCCCGGGCGGTAGCCCGCGGTGGGTCTCCAACTCTAACAGTGGTAACCGAGAAATACGTTATTCTGACGATCCAGAGACAGACGGCTCATGGACGGACATTAATATTAGTTCTGGAAAGATTTACAGCTTGGCGTGGGCTAATGACAAATGGATCGGTGTGGGTCAAATGTCGTCGCCGCAAACAGTGCTAACCTCAAGTGATGGCGCAACATGGGGCACCGTAGATGTAAGCGCCCTGACAGGAATCACAACTACCAATTCCCAAGGAATTGCTAGCGACGGTGGAAATAACTGGATCTTCTCACAACAGGATAGGCTGTATGCTTCCAGCAATCACGGCGATAGCTGGTATTTGTTGGAGGACTTTAATGACGCTCGCGTCTGTCACCAAGTAGCTTATTCAAATGCCAGATGGTTTGTATGGTGTACCAATGTCGGCGCCGGCGACGTAGTAACATTTGCCGATGCTGCAAGTTCTGGCAGTTGGACGGATACCGCAGACACTCTAATAGGCGGCGCCGCAACTGGTCCACATATTGCAGCCTGCGTGTCCACGGCTTCATCCGGACTTTCTACTGTGATCGTGGTAAACTCTAATGACATTTGGCGTAGTGTTGATTCTTGTGCTAATGGCTCGTACATGGTAAATGTTTTACCATACGGCAGTGCCAACGGAATCGCCGGAGACGGGAACGGCAATTGGGTAGTTGTACACAACGGCGGTGACATCTCATATAGCGTCGACGATGGTACTACATGGAGTTCCGGCGTCGAGAATCTTGCCTTTGATTCTGGTACAGAAAACATAAATCACATAGCGGTCAACAAATATCTGCCGCTTTAAAGATAAATTTATAAAAAGTTTTAGTATAGATTAATGGGATAAAAAGGGTCTTTGGTCTTGAATAATACTATTTATTTTGAATTATTGTCAATTAAGGAGAGAATTCATGTCCAGTCTTTTAAACGAAGCAATTGTAGATGCCAAGGCACTCAGAGAAAGCGCACTAAAGAATGCCGAAGGCGCGATAATAGATAAGTACTCTGACGAAGTAAAGAAAGTCTTAAGCCACTTGCTTGAACAAGAAGAAGGGGAACTGGAACTCGGTGGCGCACCCGATGCCGATGCGCCTGAGTTAGAGATGCCTGAAATGCCCGCAGAGCCAGTCGATGCTTTGGCCGAAGATGCCGAAGAAGTGACAGAAGACGAAGTGCCGCTTGCTGCTACTGACAATCTCTCCAACAATGACGGAACCAACCTCTCCTCTTTACCAAATTCTGGTGAGGAAGTCGAGGTCAACATTGATCTTGGGGCCCTCCAGGAGGCGATCGACCAACTTGCCGGCACTCTTGAAGAGGACGACGTCGAGATCAACGAAGAAGACATTATTAATATTTTAGATGAAGAAGAGGACGTCTCTGTTGACGTCGATCCTTCTGCTGATGAAGAAGACGCCGACGACAAGGCCATGGCAGGTCTCGCCAATCTTGATGAAGATGAATCAGACAAGATTGATGCTCTTGTTGACGCAGTCATGGAAAAACTAGAAGTCGATACCGGCGCTACCTTGTCCGGTTGGGCCGGCCGCCCTACCACACAGTTGAAGCACGAGCAAGAGAGAGAACTTGCCGGCGCCGCTTCCACTAAGGAAGACGCCGATGCCACCCTCGAAGAAGAGGAGTCGGATCTTCCAGAATCAGAATTAAACGAATCAAATGTTGCACTTGAAAATGAAAATATTACATTGAAAGAGCAGCTAGATAAATATAAGCAAGCAGTAAGTGAGATTAAAGAAAACCTTTATGAGGTTAATCTCTCCAATGCACGTTTATTATACACGAACCGTGTTTTAAGAAATACCTCCCTTAATGAGCGACAAAAAGAAAAGATTGTCGAAGCGATTTCCACCGCCGGTTCGGTCGCAGAAGCCAAAACCATTTTTGAGACGCTTCAAAGCACAGTGGAGGCGAAGCCACAACGACGCCCACAATCACTTAGCGAAGCAATCGGTCATAAGGCCTCTGTTATCCGCGCGACTCGTCAAGAGTCGTCAAAACCCAACGATGTATTCTCCGATAGGATGCGTCGTTTAGCTGGAATAAAATAATCATAATTTATAAAAAAAAGGAGGTGATTTAAAATGTCTAGTATTATCGAAAGATTGACCGAAGGAGTTGTCAATCGTGATATGCGCGCCGAGAGCCATGCTCTTCTTTCCAAGTGGGAGAAGACCGGTCTGCTTGAGGGTCTTACAAAAGATTCCAAGCGTCAAACAATGGCGCGCCTGCTTGAAAACCAAGCAAAAGAACTGCTTCGCGAGAGCAGCACAATGGCCGGTGGCGATGTTGAGGGCTTTGCAGCCGTCGCGTTCCCCATCGTACGTCGTGTATTCGCAGGCTTGATCGCAAACGATCTTGTCTCTGTTCAGCCCATGAGCTTACCCTCAGGTCTGATTTTCTTCCTTGACTTTACTTTTTCCAAACAGGGAGCAGGTCTTGCTCGTTTGGGATACACTACAGGTTCAGATGGCGCAGAGCCATCCATCTATGGTGGTGATAAGGTCGGTTCTCAGATCACTGGCGGTGTTGACATCTCCGGTGCTCAAGCAGAACGTGGACCCCGTAACCTCAACAACGGTTACTCTTCCCCAACAGCATCTGTTAGCAGATTTATTACTTTCGTAACAGCAAGTACCTATAGTTCTTCAGCAGGTAGCATCCCTCTCCTTACGGAGTTCGATGCTGAGCTTGAGTCTCAGTCTGGTACAGCAAATGTTGCTATTGGTACCATTGATACCTCGGGCCTCACTAACTGGAACTCGGAGGATCTTGTAGCAGTCACATCGGTTTCTACAACTTCTGGTTCACACGGAAGGCTGTTCCACTCTGGTGCCCTCGGTCAAACCGGTGGCTCGGTTCAGTTGCGTCGTCTCACACGATACAGCGGTTCCTCTGATTCTGTCGCATACGTTGTTTTCGCTTCGTATGACGGTGCGATCAGCAACGCAGACCTGAATGGCTTGATGACTGCTTCTGCAATCAGCTTCACTTATCCAATCAAGGACAAGTTGGAGTCAAGTGACGCCCTCGGCTCTGTCGTCGGTGCTTCCCCATGGGGCTTGGAGAACAATCAGAACATCCCAGAGATCGACATTAAGGTCGATTCCGTGGCTGTGACGGCTGTAACCAAGAAGCTCAAGGCTAAGTGGACTCCGGAGTTAGGTCAAGACCTTAACGCCTACCACAACCTTGATGCAGAGGTTGAGTTGACTAGCATTCTCTCTGAGCAAATCGCTCTTGAGATTGACCGCGAGATCCTTGAGGATCTTGTACGTGGCGCTACCGCTGGTACTAAGTACTGGTCTCGTGCTCCAGGTCTCTTTGTCAACCGTGACACGGGTGCAGAACTCGTTTCAACCTCAGCGGCTCCAGACTTTACTGGTACCGTTTCTGAGTGGTATGAGACTCTCGTTGAGACAATCAACGATGTTTCTGCTAACATTCACCGCAAGACTCTGCGTGGTGGTGCTAACTTCGTGGTCGTAGGCCCTGAAGTTGCCAACATCCTTGAGTTCACCGCTGGCTTCCGTGCTAACGTCACTGCTGACGATGAGCGCGGCGATATCGGTGCTGTGAAGGTTGGTGCTCTCACCAAGAAGTTCGACGTATATGTCGATCCTTACTTCATGCGTAACCTGATCCTTGTTGGTCGTCGTGGTTCCTCTTTCCTTGAAAGCGGATATGTGTATGCACCTTACGTGCCCCTGCAGACCACTCCAACCATCTTTGGACCAGAGGACTTCGTACCTCGTAAGGGCGTGATGACTCGTTACGCCAAGAAGATGGTGCGTCCTGATATGTACGGTCTCGTTATCGTACGTGGCATGATCGGAGAGTCCGCTTAACGTTATAGCCTAGCGTAAAAGCAAAAAAAATGTAAAGCCTCCTTCTTCGGAAGGGGGCTTTCGTTTATTACAAACTACTTATATATGAATTGGAGAACTTCCAATCGATTATTTAAAACATTTATTATAACATTAAAGAAATAGGAGGTTATTAAAATGGCTAGAGTTGGATTAGGAAGACTAGAAAAATTAATGGAAGAGTTGGACCGCGAGATTGATCTCGAAGGTTCGGATGTTACGGTTAACTCCCTGACATCAGATACGACTGTTACAGCCACTGCTGGCAACATTGTCGGTACGACAGGTACACTGAAGCTAGACAACGGCGGCTCAGTCACGCAAGGTACGAGCAAATCAACTACTGTTGTTCTCGATCACCCAGTTGGAAAGATTACAATGCATAACGCATCCCTTGCTTCGGATGCGATCGTGACCTTCCAGGTGACATGTGCAAGCTTTGCCAGAGCAAC